CTCTGGCGACGGCCACGGCTACGGCGACGGCTACGGCTCTGGCTACGGCTACGGCGACGGCGACGGCGACGGCCACGGCTACGGCGACGGCTACGGCGACGGCGACGGCCACGGCTACGGCGACGGCTACGGCTCTGGCGACGGCGACGGTTAATATTCACCGATTGGCCCACGTCACGGGCCACACCTCCCACAACCCTAGGAGTACGATATGTGCTACAGTGTTTACCGCTTTGTGGATATCCCGCCTCACGGATTACAACGTCTTGCATCATTAGACGTTAGTGAAATCTACCCCGGTAATTTCTACATCAACCGCATACTGGTCCCCGAGGGGGTTCGGTGTGAAGGTATTGGAACCGAGATGGTATGCGAGTTACAGGCTAAACTCCCACCGAACGCACTGGTCCAGGTCCACCCGACCACGAACTACGGTAGTGACCTCAAGCGGTTGACCGCGTTCTTTACCCGGTTGGGGTTTGTGCCTTGCGGCAATGGCGCTATGCAATGGCAAGCCTAGACGCCATCAGAACCCGTATGAGCAAAAGGCGCGCACTACCCTATGGCATTGTGTGCAACCCTGCGCAGTACACTCAGATAGCCGGTCTAGTACCTCCGGGCATCTTAGTGGAATGGCACCCCAAACATCCCATAGACGAAGCGACCATATGTGATACTTGTGAAGCCTTCGGCCGGGTCTTACGTGAGTACGAATATGGCCACATACAACCCTAGCTTGGAAACGCTCTTAGCGTCTACACGTGATGGATACTCACCCGAGGCCCGTGCGCTGGCGTGCGCGCAAGGCGGGCGCAAGGTGTTGCACGGTGCCGCAGGAGCGCTCTACGAGGGTCCGTGGCCCGGTAGGTATTACGTGGTACCCCATAACCAGCCGGGCGCTCTATGGGCCGTCTGTTGCCCGCAGCAAGGCGCGCACGTCGCAGGTGTACAGTGGCCAAAAGTACGAACGCAACACGGCAAATTATGCTTGCATTCTAAAAAAGGTGAGCTATAATGAGCATCAGTAAGTTTCGTCGGGTCTGGCTCCGGTTCAGCAAGCTCCCCCGCTTGTATAATTCAGCCACACTCAAGGTCCCACCGGACCAGCAGTTTTTGACGGAATTGTACGTGAGTCTAGGAAGCTGGCCAGACCGCAGCTTGATCAGCTTCTTAGACCAGATTGGCGCAGTTACGGTGCCCAAACGCAAAGGCTCCCTCGCGCTGATTACCGCGGCTCGTAAGGTCGTAACTGAAACGTTCGACGTTTGGGATGACGGTTACGGGCCATCTTGTAAACTGTCCTTAATTGAAGAGGTATTGAACATGCCCCGCGTAGCCAAGAAAGCCGCTCCTGTTGTTGACGACATCGATGATCTGGAAGATGTCGCCCCGGCGAAGCCTGTCCGCAAGGGTAAGGCTGCACCGAAAGCCGAGACCGTCAAGCTGGTCCAGGGTCGCAAGGCCAAGGCTGAAGACGCTGAGCCGAAAGCCAAGCGTGAGAAGACCCAACTGCTCTACGTCGCCCAGTATGCCCCGGTCTGGGATGAACTCACCGACGGCAAGGCATCGGTTGTTGTGCTCGGCGAGAAAGCCCCGCGCGGCGTTCGGCAGAATGACGTCGTCGATATGCTGAAGGCCCGTGGTCGCAAGAAGACCACTGCCCAAAACCTGATCGACGAAGCCGAGTTCGGCAACGCTGACGGCATCATCAGCCACATGATCAACGCCGGTGTTCTCGATATCGTCGAGTAACCGCACTACAAGTTGTCCTCCCTCATTAGCCCCGCTTCGTGCGGGGTTCTTTTTGCCTTGAGATCTTATGAAATACACGCTGCCGTCACAAGTTCATGAAGATTATATTGGGAGGCACCTGACCCTCTTACCTCTCTTACCCCAGTACGCATGGTACTGTAACGAACGGGAGCGCATCCGTATCCGGCGAGAGGTCAAAGGTATGCCCAAGCCCTGGACCGAAGACCTAATCTACCAGGAATTCAGGTTTACGAATATCCACCGTGAAGATGACCGGGTTTCCCGAGAATTACTGCAAGCCATATCGCCAGTTCACCCACCTGAACTCCAGCTGTTCAATGCAGTAGTGTTCCGTACGTTTAACTCCAAGGCTGGCTACCTTGCAGCGACCGGCGGATGGTGCCATAACTTCAATCCCCGAGACATGTTAAAACGCCTTGACCACGCTGTCCTGGTGGAAGGCCAGTCTGTGTGGGGCAACGCTTACCTGATGGTAAACAGCATGACCGCCGGAGCACCGAAACACCACATGTACGTGAAGGGGCCGTTCCAAGAAATATGGAAAGACCGTAAAGTCTTGGTGAAGTTTATCCAGGACAACCCCGCGTTGGAAGCCACCACCCGCAGGTTCACCCACTACACAGGGTACGCTGAATTCCTCGGGTACGAGTTGGCACTGGATATGCAAATGCTCGGATTGCTGCAAGACCCGGTAGACCAGTTCACTTGGGCTAACCCCGGTCCCGGTGCCCGGCGAGGGCTGAACTATGTGTTTGGGCGTGACCGCAAGTACCAGCAGCCCACCACCAAATTCCTAGACGAAATGCGGCTGCTCTTTGATGAGAGTATTCACTTTCTCCACCCACATGTAAAACACTGGGATATGCGTTGCATTGAAAACGCTCTGTGTGAAACAAGCAAATACGCCTCTGTCCTACAGACTGGCCGAGCAAAGCGTAGATACAAATAGGGTTGCAACCCGAACACTCAGCACAGTATAATAGCCTTGCACAAACCACAAAGGTGACCCATGATAACAGCACGTAACACGAACAGTATGATGCCTCTAGCGTATGACCACGTTTACACCTGGGGGGTCCGCGACTACAGCCGAAACGGGCCAGTCCTGACTGTCCGCGAACCTGTCACACTCTGTTACACCAAACCGATGGAGAAGGTTAACTTCTGTCATGTTCGTGACGCCAACCCATACTTCCATTTCTTTGAGTCGTTGTGGATGTTGGCTGGTCGGCAGGATGTCGCAACGGTCGCCCATTTTGTACCACGGATGGCTGACTACAGTGATGACAATGTCGTGTTCAATGCGCCTTACGGGTACCGCATCCGTCAGCACTGGGGCCAAGATCAATTGAAAGAGGTGATCACGCACTTGCAGCAAGAGCCGCAAAGTCGGCAAGCAGTTGTGCAGATTTGGGACCCAAGAGACCTCAACAAGAACACCAAAGATCGCGCGTGCAATATGCAGCTCGTGTTTCGGATTGTTGAAGGGTCTCTCAACATGACCATTTTCAATCGGAGCAACGACGCGATCTGGGGTGGGGTCAGTGGGGCCAACATCACCAACCTACCTATCTTCCAGGAGTACGTCGCATCTTACCTCAACCTCCCGGTTGGCAAGGTCTACGTCGTGAGCAACAACCTCCACGTCTACCTGGAGAACCCCAAGACCCAACCGCTGCTGGATATGTACACCGGCAAACACCCGCCGTTGTTTTCCCCGGACGAATATGCTGCCGGTGAGGTGTGGCCCGACCCACTGATAACAGACAAAGAAGCCTTCGATAGCGAATTGTCTAGTTTCATGAATCAATTGCACTTCGCCATCTGTAATGCCCACAGACTGGCCGAAGGTTCGTTCAACCGTAACAACATCTTTCCGAATGTCGCCGTGCCGATGCTTGCTTCGTGGACTGCGCATAAGCAGAAAGACCAAATCTCAGCATTAAACTGGGCAAAAGAGATTGAAGCCCTCGATTGGCGCTTGGCCTGTATCAACTGGTTGGAGAGACGCTACAATGCAAAATCCTAACGACATTCAACACGGCGGAAACCACTACCAGGTTCTCGCGATTCAACACTGGGACATCATGTACATGCTGCAAGTGGATTACTTTACCGGCGCAGCCACTAAATACCTTGCCCGGTTTGAGGCCAAGAATGGCCTAGAAGACCTCAAGAAAGCCCGACACTTTGTAACCAAGCTGCGGCATATGGGTGGGCTCACGGTGCCCCAGATTGTTCTCAGACGCGTCTTGATGCAGTGGCACGGTAAAACCCTGCAACAGTTTTTCGACGAGCTGAAGCGAAACAGCGTCTTACCTCAGACGATGGAATACCTCCGCCGCGAAGCCGTAATCACGACACTACATGGAGACACAACCGATGCTCTTAGAAGTATCCAAATCATCCACGACATGTACGAAGGATGGGCCGACCCAGCAGAACCAACAAGCCGATACACGAATCAAGACTAAGATAGTCCCAGTTCGTGGGTTCTTTGAAGTACATGTCGCCCTGGGGAAAGGTCGTTGGGTGATGTTGCAAAACAGTACCAATCTGGGGAGAGCACGGCGGGTAGTTGCGGAAGTCAATCGTGGCACGTATGACCAGAACGCTCTTGCAAAAGCCCTCCATGGCGGAGCGCATGTTGCAACGCAAGTCGCAACAAATCAACTCCCGGCGATCATCTTGGAATTACTCAGTGATGCAGACAACGTGTTGACCGTGCAAGAGATTGCCGAACTTTTGGAGGTTGAAGAAACCCGAGTATCTCAAGCGATTCGCAAACTACTTGAGCAATGCAAGATCGACCGAATATACCGAGAAGGCGTTGCCCGGTATTCTTCGTGGGGGACACAGCCGCGTGCGGACAACCTTAATCAAACCGTGCTGAACAGTCTGCGCAGATACCCACGGGGGCTCAGTATCCCCAAATTGTGTGAGTATATCGGGGTGCATATCCCGGCAAACTTACCGAGTAAATTCCGAGAGTTCGTAAACGCCGGGATTTTGGAAGAAGTAGAAGACAAACAGAACCGTAGAAAAGTTTACAGGATACGCAAATGAACCGATTCGACATGATGATCGCAGGCGGCATGGTTGACCGTTTTCACACGGGGCAAACCATCACCCGGCGCACCGTTGGCCAGCACACGTTCAACATGCTGGTGATTGCCGATGAGATCTTTGAAGGCGAGACACCAGACTGGCTGTCCAAGGCCATTCTGTACCATGATCTGCACGAGGTCTTCACCGGCGATATCCCGTGGCCAGTAAAACAGCGCCCGGCTTTGAAAGAGCCAATCGCGCGAATGGAGGAAGAGATCAACAGACAGTACGGGCTTTACATGGGGATGGATGAGACCCAGGAGCGCATCGTCAAAGCGATTGACATGCTCGAGTTCCTGATGTATCTTACCCAAGAGCGGGCATTGGGTAACACCAACCATGCTGACCTAATGGAACGCGCGACAGACGAATGCTGGCGTATCGTGGAGCTCGTTAACTCTGAGGCATTCGCCGCAGGCTTTTGGCGCGTGTTTACTCAGGTAGTGTAGAGCCATTGCGCGGGTTACACACTAGGGTACTAGCTGGGTAGCCCCAACAACCCCAGGAGAGGCCGTCATGAAGGTTCTAACAGTGTTTTTGGTTGCCGCCCTAGCCTTTGGGCTAGTAGCATTCACCACGGTAAGCTCAGGAGAGTCAGACTTCGAAAAAGCGACCCGTGCTGCAGAACAGCACAGGCAACGTCTTACTCAACAGAAGCTCGTGCAAATCTTGAAGGAGCGGGCAAAACCCTGCGTAAAGCGGAAATAGTGTCCAGGGTTGCCGTGCCGGTAGCCGGCAACCCTTCCATCTTCTGGAACTGTGACAAAGCATTACGAGTCAACGGGCCAGATACTCCATCCACTGCAAGCCCCGCGCCCATACTGTTCAGCCGTTCCTGCACCCAATAGGTGCTCGGAGTATCTGGGTTCCAGATATAGCCCGGTTGCCGCCCTTTTTGCAAGAGCCCTCTTACCTTTTCGGTCGCCTCTCGCTTTGTCACCTTGCCGTCACGGTTAAGGTCAAGGCCGCGGTTCACGGCATATGCTTGAGTACCCGTCACCCATAGCACCCAATTCAGAGATTGGCCCACACCACGTGGCCATAGGATAGCGAGGTACATATCTTCCAGGCTACGAACTCTCTTAGCATAAGGCCGAAAATATGCCTCTACATAAGCGAGCTGCTGAACGCTGGACATTGCTGCCAGCTTTGTCGTCGACGTGCCCAGTTGACGTGCCGTTGCCGCCATGAACTGAATAAGGCCAGTCGCTGTGGACCAAGGGTTACGGATAGACGGTGAGAACGTTTCCCCGGTCTCGAACGCCATGCACGCCATCAGCCAATCTGCGTGCTGATCGGTCCAACCGAGATTATGGACCAACTCTCTCAACCTAACCCGGAAAGCCTCAGAAACCAGATTACCGAAAGCAAGTGGTTTATCAGTCAGCATTTTCTACCTCACGGGCGTTTGCTGAGTTCAAGATCGCGGACACGATCGAGCGCGGTTTGCAAACGTTCGTTAAGCTGCTCCCGTTGTCGCTCCAACAGTTCGATTCTTTTAAGCCATGGATCTCGCTCACGATAATACTGCTCCACTTTGGCAACAACCAATTCATTGCGATGAGTGCAAGCAGCAAGTTCAGTAAGAATACCATCACGAAAACCCACCCAGGCTGATGAAAGAGTCCAGACCATCGCCGAAGCGCCAGCCAGTGATGCGAACGTAGCCACTGTCCACTCTTTCCGGTCTCCAGGTAGTTTCTGGCGTTGCTGTGGTGGATTTTGTTCACTCGACATTTTCTCATTCACTTCAGTTCATAACGCAAACGTGTGGCAAAGATGATGCCGTCTAAGAGCACCCCGCGTATTTCTATTTTATTCTGCTGTAGATAATTTTTGACCGCCTCCTTCTTATCTTCACCTTCCATGCGCGCGCTGATAAGCCCTTGCACTATGGTAGAAACTCGGTCGAATAACCCAGAGGACACGGCCAGTCTGATAGCATTGAAAATGATAATCGTTAAATACGTGTTCATCAGTTCACCCCACAGTTGATTGTTGGACCAAATGCCAGTAGCATCTGGGCGATCGTTAAGTCATTCTCCAAAGAACCCGCGAGGGTCGGTATGTCCAGCCTGACTCCTGGCTGGCACTGGGTCACGGCGCATCCGGCCAAGGCGGATATCACGCCCACTAACACGAGCAACCAAAGTCTGGTCGATTGGGTTCTTACGTGTAGCATTGCGGATGAGCCCAATGATGCCTGCAACCGTGACCGCAAGTGTTGATAGTATTTGCGTCAGTTCGCCTGAATCAACGGCATAGCCCGCGAGCCCTAGCAATCCCGACGCGACGATTGCGAGTAGGCTCCAATGGGTGCCGGAGACCCACCACGGCTCGGCAGGCGCTGGAGCCACCACTGGCACACTAATGCTCACCGGACGCGAGGCCCAGTATTGTTTATAGGCATCGTCAGTCACTGGACCCCATATCCCGTCGTCCGCCGGGTCGCCGCTCGGAAGATACTGACAAAGAAACCCCAGCTGGATTAGATCCTGTTGAATCAGCCTCTTTTCTTCGCGGGAGAGTAGATCAATGCGTGCCGGAATACTCATGGCTCGGACTCCCATTCCCACTGAAGCCGGACTCGAGTTGGAGGCGCAACAACCGGCGTCGGCATATAGACCGCTTCTAGAGTTGCCCATTCCGAATGTCCGCCATTGACACCCCAGGCGCGAACTTTCAATAAAACCGTCTCACCGAAAGTGAGGCCAAGATCGTTACAAGGAATGGACCGTTCAGCCGGGCCTAGTCCAGTCATCCGGCGGTCTCCAACGAAAACGCCGAAGCCGCCAATCTTGGGTTGCTCTTCCTCGGCATAGTCCCAGGCAAGCGTGCAACCTTCGTATGCCGGGACAGGCTCAGCATTGACGAGACTGTACCAACCACTGAGGACAAGCACTCCTATCGACAGTGATAAAATCGTCCAAATTCGCTCCCATAGAGTATTCATACTGTAAACCTCCGCGTGTTGATCTCGTCCCCAGCGACCAAGGGGTACGTGAAAGTGAGGGTTGTCCCCGCAATAGTCCAGTCTCTGGGGTTGGCACACATTGCCCCGTTGAGTTCCACTTCCAAAGCGGCTGGATTCGGGACGCTGCTCGCCATCGTGAAAATCGTTTGTCCCGCAGAAGCCGTGAACACTTGTGCCGTAACGGCCCCTATGCTCAACTCATTGAGCCTGGATAGGGCTTCTGCCAAAGTAAGATGAACCGTCTTACCTGTGTTGCAATATCCTCCGGCTGGACCGTTGATAACGCAGTCCAGGGTAGACGCTGAGGCACCGAGTTCGTTCAGAATAGACTGACCGTCAACTCGTATTTGACCCAGTGCTGATATTGTCTTTTCAGCTTCGGCACATGTTGATTCAATGCAATCACTGAGACTCATACCCTATGCTCCGTAGGACTTAACCCAAACCAGATCACCAACGCTTAGCGGGTAGACAAAAGTAAGTGTGGCCCCACTCAAAGTGTAATCGCCCACCGGGTTAAGCCGCACACTGTTCAGAGCTACACGGGTTCTGGTGGAAACTGGCGTTTGTGGCAAGTATAGCATGGTCTTACCCGGCTGCGCGTAGTTGTACCACCACCACTCACCCCAACCCACGTTAAGAGGCGTCTGCAGGCGGTTGAGCAGCTCTGATAGTGTTGGTACTGTAACCCCACCGGGCATAGGCACAAACGCAGGGGGAGTGTTAAAGATGTCTATGAACTGTGGGGGTACATTCTGATTATCCCAGACACTATATGCCTGGAGACGTAACATTTCTGTAGCGATACGGTCACAGCAATCAGCCATTAGGGGCACCCCAATAAGAGCTGTCTTTCCAATTGGCGTTGAAGTTGGTCCAATCCAAGTCAATCGGGGGGAAACTTGCTTTTTCCAAACAAGCTACGATATCGTCACATTGCATTTCAAACATGCAGTCCATGTCGATCTTCTGCTGTTCAACACGTACCGCAACGAACCACCTGTTTTTCTCTTGGAGGGAAACTTGTGGATTGCCAACCATCCGAACCAGATGGTCCATGACGTGCCAGCGTCCGACCTGAGCCGTAACCAACGGCGTGTAGAACCAGTCTGTGCCGAAGCTCTGGGCAAATTCTTCCCAAGCCTTGAGCTGTACTGTAGTGAGCCCTGACCAGGTGATTTCGTAATATGTAGGTCGGTGCTTGTAGCGTCGTCGTTGCCGATGGTGTCCAGAGTCGTAAGCAGTACGGACCACTCCAGCGTCTATCTCGTAATCGAATGCGAGTATGCTGGGGCAAGGCAAATCATAATCAACCCAGCGTACCGCGGGGCCGAAACAGCCTGAAGTGTCTTCGCTCATGCCACCACCTGTTGTTCAGCAGTTATGGTTACTGACCAACGGTCTTTCCGTTGCAAAGATATCTGTGGGTTCTCTACAAACCGAATGGTATGTTCGTCGATCACCCAGTCTCCGGTCTGCCCGGTGATAAACGATGCACAAAACCAATTGAAACCATACTCCTGCATGAAGGCTTCCCAAGCCTGGAGTTGACCAGTCGTGAGTCCTGACCAAGACACTTGATAATATGTGGGTCGATGTAGGTAACGACGTTTTTGACGGGCGTGCCCGACATCGAAATCTGAACGAATCAACCCTAGGTCTATCTCGTAATCGAATGCGAGTATGCTGGGGCAAGGCAGGCAATGGTCATCCCAGTTAACTGCGACAGAACAAGTCATGACCAGACCCTCGTGTCATATTTGTAACTCTCTATTTCAACGCGGTGTGAATCTACTATCCTTATTGAAGATACCACGTAATCATCTTCAACCATTGAATGATCCACCGTGATTCGATCCCCGATTTGGACAAGATGGCCCTCAAGCTCGACTTCAAATTTAAGAAATTCTTGACGATATTCTCGTAGATTCCATAAGTATTTTGCACGAGCTAGGGCCTGCACTGGATCAGTGCAACCCATCAAATTTTCTGTCAGTGGGTTAACACTGTCTGCTGGGTAACGTACATACCGGGCTATCCAGTCTTTAGGGTCACGATATTCTATCTCAAAACCGTCTGGCTCATTCTCTTCCGCATATTGCCATCCGAACTGCATAGAGTCCAATACAATGGCACCAGTTTGATCCTCATTGGCGTCGGTGAAACGTGCAACCGCACTCGTGGGGCGATCTATAACAACCGAGAAGACTGGCCCCAACGGTAACGGTCGTGCTCTGAAGGGTTTTAGAACGGTTGTTATAGAATCCCAAACTTGGCCGCTAAAATCAAATATACCGTTAAACCCACTATCCCATGCTTGAAGATCAGCGAGTGCTTGGGTGTCAAGCTCACTCGAAGATCGAGCAGCACCGTAGACCGTATTCGTCACAATATCCTCGTAGATTACCGCAGGATTTTCACTCGGCTTGCCGTTCGGGAGTAGCCGTGTGCAATCTACGCCAATCTTGTTTAGCGCATCAGAAGCGATCCCGTCTGTCGCCTTGACCCTCATAGAAATTAAAGTGACATCCCCGTAGGTTGGTGAGGGGGATAGATGTAAAACACCTTTCAACCCTGCCCAGTAGAAATTTGATTGGTCTACTGCCCTAGAACTTTTCTGATTAGTTCTACGAACCTGAGCGGTCCAACGACCACTGCCGACGTTAAGAAAATAACTAAAACGAATGGGGGTGTTGGTGGCAGCAACATAACTCGTTGCCACCATAATCTGAGGAGCACCCGTCGGATCACCGTTATCGTCGACTTGAGTTAAAATGATAGAATATTCAACCCAGGCATTATGGAGAGCTCCATTTTCTTCATTTACGGTGTAAAGCCCGTTCGGTAATATGAAGTCTAGTTCTATATGTCTTAAGTTTTCCCCGGGACGGCAAGCCATAAATGGGCCAACCGTGTTGTTCTGGGTATCAAAAGAAAATGGGTAGTCTATTTCTTCAAGTTTTACTACGATACTGTTGACGGCTGTGCTCTGTGAATCTATTAGAGTTCCGTCGTCTAAGTCGCCTTCGAAAGTGGCACTAGTCGCGTAAATGTCTGAATTTTTAGAAAGAAAAGTTGCAGTAGTACCACCCATGAGATTAAGGAGAACGGTGTCTGTATACGATGACACAATAAAACCTGAGCCTGGGGGATTATAGACCGGATCAAAAGCCGGCCAAGTCCAACCAACAGTCAATGTACTAGACCCTGGTGCCGGGTCATAAGTGTAAAAATAGCTCACCTCAATTGCCGCTGTCTCTACACGAATTTTTTCTAAAGGTTGATCAAAAGTTATTGTAAGACGGTCAGCACTTATCGCCGTGATTGTGCGTGTGCCGTTATTAAGCCGGGTTGCGTTGGTACTGGTACTGCGCCCGATAGCCACACGCCCATCTAAAGGTGACGCTAAAAGCAATGTCCCATTAGCCTGAATAGTTCCTTTGCCAGTTGCGCGTTCTGCTTGAATGAGTTCTTGGTCTGAGACTTCAGGTGTGGTATCTACGTTTTCAAAGAAGTGGTCATTCCATTGGACTTCAATGTTTCCCATTCCTTGCCCATGCGAAGAACTATTATGAACTCTGTATTGTACAACGCCTGCCGGCATCTGTTGAATGGGTGATCCAGCAATTTGAATTTCATGAATGTCAAATTGGCCATGCCCAAGACACAGCAATATGTCTACGTACTGTTGATTATAGCGGTACCACGAGTAAGGAATACTCGCGAGCTTTGGTGTGGTGAGCACTCGCCCATAGATAACCGGGACAGGTGCACCCAACGCGGGCACGTTTGAAGGTGAAGTGAGGGAATAAACACTCTCTGCCGCTGGGGTCTCTGAAGAAGCAGAACTTAACTTTTGGGCCTTGGTGGGAAAGAGCTTACTGAAAACAAAATTTAATGCGACAGATACCGCAGCCGTAATCAGCGCCGTAGCAATATACGCACCAATTGTAGCAGCCGCTGGAAGACCAGGCATCAAGTAGAGTCGGATTTCATCAGACGCACCGAGCTCCACAAATTCATATTTATCTGGTGCGATGAGGCTACCATTAAGATAAAGGCGATGGTTGCCGGGAAAACCATTTGGGTATTCCTCCCGTAGAAACGACAAAAGTAGGCCACAAAATTCTGTAGTCCGTGGCGAACACTGCTCAAAAGGATTATCGTATACGGTTATGCGACCCATCGGTAAGCCCGCCACTGTCTATATGGGGTTAAGGTTGTTATCCTGCTCAACCGTTGAATTAAAGACCCTGTTCTTCGAGAAGTATGTAAAAGCAAGTCTGGTTCAACCAGAACACCGACATGCTGTGGTCTACCATTGTGGCTCAACAAAATAACATCCAAAGGCTGTGGGTCACCCGAGACTGGTATCCAATTAGGCTGAGCACTTATCTCGGCCAATCTGTGGTCCAAATTATAGCGTTCGTACTGGTATTCTGGTAAATCAATCCCGTGCTCTCCAAGATAGGCGCGTACAAGGGTCCAACAGTCATAGGTGCCTGGCTGCGCCCCCTGCCAACTAAACGGGATACCGACCCAGTTCATCGCCGTGCCAACCCTGGGAAAGTATCCGGCCTGAATAACTGGTATGGAAAAGCCCGGTCAAACACATTGTAACGGGTTGCGATACCAGACATTTGTTGAGTAGTCAACGTCACACTGGTAAGCATCAACTCTAACGGCGGGTCGTACTGTGGTGCAGCATTACCCGCCAAATAGATTGTCCACGACACTTGTATGGGGTCTCGTCCTGCTGCGGCTGCGGTCCGCAGAATAGGTAGGACGCTATTTCCTACGTTAGAAATAGCCACACGAAGATCTTGTTGGCCTTCGCCGTCTATGTCTGGGAGTTTAATCTCGAAAGGGATGGGAAAGAAAGTCCGTGTTTCACCGTTAAACGTCGCATCAAATTGTTCTGGAGCATTAGTTAGATAGAAAGTCCCGGCCGCAGGATGCGACACTACGAGTGCTTCCCACCAAACAGCGTCTTTATCAGTGTAGTTGTAAGCCGCTTGGATACCACTTTCATAGGACATCGTCTTCTACCTCGTATAGCAAACAATGGTGGTTAGCGCCGGTATCGGCTATCAAACGCGCGACTAGTTGAATTACCTCCTCTCTGAAGACGAGATTCGATTTCTCGAACGGTCAGCTCAATCGTTGCCGGGTCAACCTGACGACTGCTGACTTCAACTCCCCGGGCATTGTTATTGATCACGATATTCACTTGAGCGGGCTCGGACTTTACGCCGAGATCGCCGTTTGAGGTCCGTGTCAACGGAAGAATGGCCTCACTACCGGCCTCACCTAACAAACCTATGGAGCCACCCTTGGCGAACTTAAAAATGGTCGGGTCATTATAGATACCCTGCGGCAAGCTCACCCCACCTGGGAAAGCGTTGCCCATTGCATTCGCCTGCAACCCGAATAACCCGCTGAAATCTGTCCCCCCAAACGCACTGCTCACAGCTCTGAAAATAAGCAATTTCGCCACCAACGCGACGACCTGCCTGGTTAAGTCAATCATCGCGTCTTTCAGTTTGAACGTGCCTTGGGTTGCGCTATCAATCCAACTATCAAAAGCTGAAAAAGCTGTAGATTTTAAGCGAACACCAAGCCCTTCGACCGAAGCTGAAGTTTCCAAGATTTGATCTTTGGTCTGGGCCAATCTCTGGGCTATCAATGCTTGTACCCGGTCATACTCCTCTGTTGACCTATTCAGGTCTGTCTGAGCACTGTTGAGAATAGCGATCGCAGCACTATACTCTTCTTGAGCAGCGAACAATGGATCGTAATTTGCCAGGAGCCCGATGTAAGATTCTTTTAGAGCCTCGAGGCTGGTGTACAATTTATCGTTCGCTTCTATCCCTTTTTGCAGTGCTTCTTGCCGTTCTTCTTCAGCTTTGACCATAGCCAGTACAGCTTCGTCTGTCTTGGCGAAGGTGTCCGCTGCATCACGTATGGAAGCAACATACGCTTCTTGGCTCAGTACGCCAGCGTCCAACAAATCAAGATTCTCGCGGAGTATATTGTCAAACTGTTTTCTAGCACTAGCGTACTGTTGTTCTATCTTACCCGCGCGTTCTATCATATCCGCACGAGCACTAAACGCAAGATCCGTCGCCCCCAGAGCTTCACGAATTTTGTTTTCTGTAGATATCCAATTTTCTGCAAACTGCCGCCCGGTTATTCTGTTGCCTTTTGGAATATAATCTAAGTCATCACCGGAAGCACCTAGACCTAGAAAATATTTAGCCCGGCCTTCGATTTCGTTCTGTGCGTTTTTCAGACCTTGAGCTGCAAGGTTTGCACCCGCAAGGATGTTACTTTCCCAGCCATCCGAACCATCGCGGATCTTTTCGAAACTAAGGCTCAATTGATTAGCGAGATCTTTAGCAGTGCCCTCGAGAATCTGCATAGGCCCAGTCGCTGAGCTAACGGAGTTACCGAAATTACTGAAGCTAGATTCGTTGGCGATCAGAGCGATCAACCGCTCGACTGGTATCTGTGCAGCTTCTGCCGCAGCTTTAATCGCAGGGAAAAACGATTTTAAGTTTTCGGTGCCGGTATCCGAGAGGCTGAGCGCTTTGGCAATGCTTGCCGCCGCCTCGTCAAACTGCGCAGGGTTTAGAAACCCGACTTGTGCCGCTCTAATGGCCACGTCCGCTTGAGCTTTGGTCCGTTTAGCGAGTTCATCCAAAAGAGCAAGCTGTCGACGTAGTTGTTCGTTTAACTCTTTTTCCACCTCTATCCGTATACGGCCTTTCAAAAAAGGATTACTGCTTTCATCAATCCCGTTAAGCCGTTCTTTAAGTCGAATAACCTCTGCAGTAGCTTCGTTTACATCCTTAAAGAGTTCTTGATCACCCAACTGTGCAGCATACCCTGACATGTCCCCCATACCAGCGCTCAAACTTTGGTTGAATCTATCAAGGGCTTCAGTCATACCCCCAATCAACCAAGTGTAAGTTTCAGATGCTTTAGTTCTTTCGTCTAATCGTGCCAACAACCGGGTCCAAGAATTCTCCAATCGCGCAAGTTGAAATTGAAAAAGGTTTGGAATTTGTTCAGCTAAAGCTCCAGTTTCCTTAAAGGCAATTTCAAAACCTTTCAACACGACTGGCGTCGTTAGCTTTCCGGCAGTACCTAACTGTTTGAGAGATTGAGTTGTGCCGAGAATACCTTGAACAGCACGCTCCAACGAAAGTCCAAGCGCACCTGCGTTCTCATTCAAAGACCGTAACTCATCACCCTGTAGTTGCCCAGAACTCAAGGCTTGTGTCAACTGCACAGTAACGATCTGCGCTCGTCGTGCGTCAGTACCATAGACACGCAACGCATAAGTCAAACTCTCAGCAAATTTCGTCACTTCACCGAAAGGTATGTTCAACCGATCAAACGCTGGTGCCAACAGTGCAACGTTGTCCGCTGCATCCGCAAAGGTGATACCAAGTGTATACGCTAAAGTGGCGACTTCATCAAACCGAGCAGCACCATTACCAAGTCGTTCAATCCGAAGCTGCATCATCGTCAGTGCATCGCCAGCATCCACTAAGGCGCGTCCAGCATCAAACGCAGCACGCCCCATGTAGAAGAGCTGTTGCGCAGCATACACCACACCGAAGCCTTTCAACAGGTTTGAGAACTTATTCATACCAGCCGAAAGACTCTGTACACCTTTAGCAGTGTCCTTGGTTGCTTTATCAATCCGTTTCAGCGACTTTGCTGCGCTGGCTGACGCCTTGTCAATGTTCTTGAGCGCAGCTTCAAACGAGCCAGTCTGTGCCTCGAATATGACGATGCGTCGTACAGTTTCTGTTCTTGGGCGGCGTGCCATCTACGATCTCCCACGCTTGCGGCGCACACTGGGTTTGCGATGCCTTGATGGACGCAACCCGGTCTTGTTGTCCATCGAATTCAATGGGCCTATCTCGATAATAGGAACCGCGTACTGCATGGGACCGCGCCGGTTGCTGCCGTCATGTGGGTCTACGCGCATACCCTTGCGGTTGTATATGCGGCTGCTCCCCTGGAGATAGCGCAGACGGGCGTCATAGCCCAAGGTGCGGGCACGGCTGCGCACTTTAGGCCATGCCTTGTGAAAGGTCCTAGGCCAATCTGGGTTGTTCTCAAGGGTACTCGCATAGGTGGCGATATTGGTCACCCCGATGATAGTGAAATCAGCAGTTGGCACAGCTATCGTCGCAACACCACCAATTACATACCGAAAGTCTTTAGCGTACCGCCCGGTATATGGTCTCGGGAGATGTGCCTGCAACATTGCCTTCACGAACATTGCCTCTTTACGGAAGTCAATATCTGGGCCGACATATCCAGCATCTTCAAACCGAAGCACCGTTGCAAATGGCATCCTGTTCTGCACGAGAGCAACTTTGTCGCCTTCAAAATCCTTGATAACAGCACTACCGATTTTCACGGTCATCGGCGTCGGGAGTTCTGTCTCACTCACTTCGTAAGCAACCAACTCACGCTGGTCTTCAAGCAGTTTGGTCTTTGCGTTCTTACCGAACATCCCTCGGAAGAACGCGTCACCAGAAGCAAAGTCCTTATCACTCAACCATTTCTTGCTCATGACACTTTTGCCCCGAAGGCCCGCGCTATTTGCTCTGGGTCGAGACTGGCTAGTTCCACCTTACCCTCTTCCATATCTTTGACCCGAGAGAAGTACTCAAGCCAATTAAGATAATCCGAGAGTGGCATCGCTAGGATATCTCTTACCGGGCAATGAAGTTCAAGCGCAAGGCGATGCGCGAACATCTGTGTCGGGTTTAGGCGTTTCCCGAGGCATCCTCTTCGTCATTGCCGAGAATAGTGTTCAAGGCTTCCATCGCACCTTGGACTTCATTGATACCGAGCTGCATTAAACGGTCTCGGCCCACCTGCACACCGTCGATATACAACATGTCCGCCAACAAGTTGAGACCGTCAGTGGGGGCATTCTCTCCACGAGCCATCCACTGTTCCACGGTGAGTTCACGAACTTCAACGACTTTGCCGAGCTTGGACGCCCGGCCTTTTGTGAGTGCAATTACTTGAGGCATTACAGTGTCTCCATCAAAGACCATCCCGGGGTGAGGCGGGCGGGGCCGGGGATGAATCGGCCCATTTCAGTCAGGTTGCGCAGCCGTGCCTGACCTAGCCCTAAACAACATTACGTGCAGAGGCCACAAGTGCGGTAACTCGGGGTAGTATTCACCACGGCCCCACCTGTCCAAGTCGCAGCCCCGCGGAAAGCAAAGGCTTCCGAATAGCTGTTGACGGTGAGAGGGGTGAACATGTAGCCGATGCTTTGCGGGAACTCCGTGACCAAGATTCGTTCTAGGCCATCTGCAAGGGCCTTCTGCATCTCAATGAAACCTAGGTCACAGAAATCGATCGGGCCACCCCAAGAGAGTGTCCCCGCAGTGCTATCCCCGGAGGCTTGCGCGGTCGGGTCGCAAAACGTGCCGAGGTCAATGGTATCACCAGCCGGAACATCACGGGTGAGGTCATTGATACAGAAGGGGACGAGCTCCACGGTCTTGGTGTACCGTGCAGCTTCACCGTCAGTCGCTACTGCCGTGTCACCAGTGGTGTCAGAGCACACCAGCTTAAACGTTGCTCCGGTGATATCAGCGACTTCGTAAAACTCTCCGTCCAAACTCTCCATACCAGTGCCGGTGATCTTGACAAGGTCACCGTTCACCAACGCACCGATGGAGGAAACAGTGACAACGGCTGGTGCAGCTTTCGTGATGCCCGTGATTTCCAACGCGACCGGAACAGCACTGGCAACCGAAAGATAAGTCTTAAGCCCTTTCGTTGAGAATTTCATTTTGTGCCTCTACACAATTTCGGGTTGATAGTCAGGAACAATGTGTGTCGCAGTGACACGATGAACCCGCAATTGAGATTCCCAGAAAGGACTCTCGTCGAGCGGTGCAGAATGTGAAAACGTGGCTACCGTAGCTTTGCCGAGTGCAGCCAATCTCCATGCGGCCTCGAGTGATGTGGCGAAATAATCGATCTGCAGCATGACATCTGCTATTTCACCGTTAGGGCCACAATAGGTTTCCCATTGCTCGTAATCTGTGCCGATGCGAGCGACTACAATCAACGGGACATCTGCCGGTTTCAGGTCATCGAGCTGCTCCCCATGCAAATTGCGCACAGGTACACTGGTAGCCGCAGCGAGCGCAGGAATGAGGAGCTGCTCAATCATGCGATTGTCAACACGACCAAGTCGTCATCGGCGTCACCGTTGGTTACGGTCATTACAACCCCGTCGACCACCGGAGTTTGATCGTTGGTCGCCCACTCCTCGGCAGCGGCAATCAAGGTCAATACGTCGTTGCCGTCAGCACCCGCTGGAACTTCAACCTCGAATTCCACATCGGCGTTAGCACCGAGTTTGAACGTCACGTCCAAGGTCACAGGCGCGGCGAGCTTACGCCCATCCAGGGTCACGGTAGCCTCACCACCATCCGCCGCAGCCGGTAGCCCGGCGATCACCGGGGCGATCGCATCCACATGTGTCCAGGAGTCTGTGTTGTTTTCCATCCAATCGGCGTCAGCGACAAGCTCACCAGTTTTCGGTGTGTACTCCTCGGCGGCCATTGCAGCGACCAGCGAAGCCTTGTTTAGCCGCTGACGTTTGATACGGTCAAAGACTTCATCATTGCCGAGGTCCACATAAAGTGGCGCAGCATTGTCGAATACCTGACCACGAAACCCAATTTCCAAACCCATCGCAATAGTCTCCAGTTAAGGGTGAGCCGCACCCGACTTGCAGACCAACACAAGCCGGTCCCGTACATGATTGTCCAACACTGCGGTCACCACGTAGACCGCAGTGGTGTCCACATCAGTAACCCGGTAGGTGCCGTCAATATGGACGCCTGGGATCTGCCGGATCGTAATCTTGAACGTCTCTTCACCTAGGTCCCGCCCGGCACCGAAGTATTCTCGCCCACTGATGGACGAGACTTCAGCCGACACTTCCCCCACACTGAGCCAGTCTTTGGTCGGTGCGCCAAGGGCATCCGTACCGTTTACGACAGCGTCGATACGGACTCGGTGGCGGAGGCGTCCGGCTTTCATACGCTTGGCCTCCACAACCCAGCCATCAACCTATTGACGTGGTCCGGCAGATTATTGAGTGTACCAAACTGCATGGACTCCCGGTTCTCGTACAGTGCCGCAGTCAACAGCAACACCGCGGAAAGAATATCCATCGGAATATCCTCGTGACTAGCATACCCAACGTCTAGCTTGAGGCCGTCTGCAGTAGATTGTGCAAGGCCAGCATACAACCAGTCACATGGAAATCTCCCGCACGTGAGCGCCGTCTGCCACGGCAACTCTACCCACACGTCTGGGTCCGTTTGGTAGCTCAGTGCACGGACAGGCCCCCGTGGTGGCTCAACGAAACTGCGATCACAGACTGGCTTCCACAAATATTCCGCTGGGGCAATGGCCCGGTTCGTTTGGTTCTCTATCTCAGCGATTGCACGAGAGGTTGCGAGTTCTAAGTATTCGTCGTCACGAGAGAATTCGACACGACAATGTGATTTAACTATGGGAAGCAGCCCAGAAGAAAGTACCTGAGTATCTGTGGCGAGAATCAACATGAGTACCACCTGGATATTGGTGAATTCACGAAACTTAGTATCCAAAAGCTACGTAGCTTACGTTGACCCCGATAGCGCCAGGATTCGGCCTTACATCGAATGTAAGTGTCGTAGCACTACAACTAGCTATTCTGGGATTAAGCGACTCCCCAGAAGATAAAACCGCGCTGTCATTGTTTGCTAAAACCACTGTGATCGTGTCTCTCAGAAACGGTAGTGGATAGGTGATTGTGCCAACCCCACTAGAGTTAAGCGTAACCACCGTTGAGCCTGTTCGAACTTGAAAAGACAAATCGGTATCATAAATTGCATAGCTGGGGTTAACAATTCCTCTTGCAAGCGCAGAACCAACACCCGTTTGAAAGACTTCGAGAGAAGTATTAACGAAAGTATTAGAGCCATCCGACCGACAGCCTACACAATGCCCGTCTGCACCATTATTTTCAAGAACGATTCCAGACACTAGGTGATTGAACTGATTACCTGAAATTGAATTGTAATTACAACTGCGAAGTAAGACCCCATTTTGAAGAACACCTTCAGACGGGTGCCCCAAAATATAATTGCCAACGACGCTGGCGAACGAAACGCCGTCTAGTGAAACGACGTTACCGTCGGACCCCACTCCGTCCCACTTATCCCCAAGTGCAAGATAATTGTTAGTGATTTTGAACGTACTCGAACCGCGTGAATTTGAATCACTTTGGGATATCGCGTTAACCTTAGCATCTATGTGACCGTTGCAAACTTCAAGGGCATGAACTATGCCACCCCGCACTAATATCCCATCGTTACAAGCTACCAACTCAAAATTACTTAGGTATATCCCCTCTATGGTCTTCCCAATAGACCCAACAATTTCAATCGCACGCTCGGTAAAATTGATTTGAATTCCGTTCAACATAAAACGGACAACGGAGCTATTTACTGCAGAAATGACGATACCACGGGTATTTGGAGTATTCGATTTACCGAGAATGCGTAGATCTGCAATATACACCCCACCAGTATCTTTTAAGCTAACCCCCTGTGTCCAATGATCGTTAGTTGTTCCGTAAAAATCAAAACCGCGAATATCGACATTGCGAATCTTAACGGTACTGGCGTCTCCAAAAGGCACGACTGGGTTAATGGCCGAATAGTTGAACGCAAGAGCTGTCCCACCATACGCTCGTGTAGTGCTCAAGGTTAAGTCCGAGATACTAAAAGTAGACCGATCCTCAGCACTCACCCCGGTGGTATCTGTAAACACTATTCCACCGTTTAAGTTAGTCCACACCAGATTAGTGCAATCAACGCCAGCGCCACGCAAAAAGATATCACATTCAGCGATGTAGACTTTGGACCCTAACCTATAATCCCCTGCGGGAAAATATAGCTCCCCACGACCAACCGCTCCTATCGCAACTGCGGCACCTTGAATAGCGGGTGCGTCATCTGTTGAGCCATTTCCGAGAGCACCGAACATACGGACATTTAGGACACCACTAACAAGCCTAACCCAACACCCGACCCCGGCACCGACAGGCGTGAACCACGTACCCGGCCAAACAGATATCTGATCTAGTTTACTGGGATCGATTATGGTCCCGCCGTTATGTGCTGTTTTAGATTTAGAAGGATCCCAATAAAACTCACCCCCGCCACCGTCCTCGGGAAAACGAAAAAATTTCACGAAAACTGTTTTAGGAGGCGTACCATTGTAAAAAACAACCGTCGCAAGTTCCGATATGGATTCTACTGTGGGTGTCCCCGATCTAGCTAAACGGGCAAGGTCGTATGAATGTGACATTAGAGATACCCTTTAATGGAAATTAAGTTTAACATCACACTCACACAGGCACCTCATCACACGTTACAGACAAAACAATCTCACCAGCTATGGACTTAATCAAGAGATTCACCGCCTGACCGGTTCTGGGGGCAATAGGCACAGAAACACCATCAGACCAACTGACTCTGGTATGTTTAACCGTTAACTCATACATACCGTCTGCACTAGAAGTCAACCGCAACAAATAAACTGCATATTCCCCGACCCCGGCGGGCTCAATGGTGAGAGTGCCGTTTCCGACAAGGTTTGCAATACCAACACGGTCCTGAAAAGACACCGGGCTAACTGTGATATCTGTAACATCGCCCATTGAAAATAAAGTCTTAGTCGCCAACACCTTACCCGCACCACTAACCCCACCACCACTGAACCGCGCCCAATGGTCTGCGCTAAACTGAGTATTCTCAGGGACTGGCTTTGTAGCGATCCACGCAACACCATTGTTGGATACTATGTCTCCTTTTCGGTAGCTATTTTTCAGACGCCAATCCGAGCGAAACGTTGAAACCACGATACCATCAGCCTGTTCTCGTCGTTGCTCGTCCCACGCATCCATAAAGAGTTTGAATTGGTCAACAGGAAAATCGACCACTGAACCGTCGTCATAAACCAATGAGAACCCATCGGCATAACCACGAATCTCCAGCGGCTTGGGTCCGTGCTGGCCGTCAATGCCGTCTCGTGGTTTCTTAGCATCCTTACCATCCTTACCGTCACGTCCACGTCGCGCAAACATGCGGCCCTTGCCCTTGTACCAGCAGAACATGGTACCGTCATCCATGTACAGGTCGCCGTCCTCGTACTCTGCGTCTACGTGCTTAACACCTTTCAACTCAAACCCGGCAGTGCCAACACGTTCCCAGTCGGTGCGGTTGTCTGGTTTCGTGACCGTGTCCCGTTTGGCACGGGCAATCTTGCCGATTGCGTACTGAACAACCTCACCTTCACGGAAAACGCCCGGTGACCAAGTTTTCAAATCAACCCCCAACCCGTCACGGCCTGGCAGACCGATACCGTCCTTACCTTTCGGGCCGGGCTTACGCTCAAGTTCAACTAACTGTTTGCTGATACGCAACTCCAGTAACTCCAGAGAATGGCGCAGTTCAGTCTCAGCTTTCGCACGACGTTCATCCAACACGCTGGGCATTGTGTCAACTTGCGTGCGGAGTGCATCCAGCCCACCCCGCAATTCTTTATGAACTTCCGGTTGCTGATAGAGCTCCAACACGGATTCAGTCAGCTCATCCAGCCTCTGGCAAACTTCCGTGTCATCGTAAGGTGTGGGGGCCGGGGGCAACGCAGCCAGCTTAGCCTCCAGCGACTTGATCTGTTCACGCAGTTCTTCTGCTGAACCAGAGACTGCGCCAGTCTGCGCTTCCAGTAGATCGCTGCGCAGTTCCTTCAGCTTGGCCTCAAGCTCAACCCGGAGACCCGTGTCATCGTAAGGTGTGGGGGCCGGG